TAAGCCCACCACAACACGGCGACAATGGCGCAAACACACGTACTCCAATTGCATCTGCAAACAAAATGGGTGGTACAGCAAGTAACATTGCTCAAGGACACCGTGAAGTTACAGCCGATGTTGGTGCTAGATCAACAGTTAAAGGCAACGCATTAAATGGTCCAGGCGTAAAACCTAATCCAAATGCATCAGGCAATATCAATGTTCCAGGTGGAAAAGCTGGTAAAACAGCATTTACACATCGTGAACCAGGACACGGCGCTGAGAAGAAAGGTGCAAAGCCAGGACAAATGGTAGGTGCCGGCTCAGGCGAAATGGGCGGAATGCGCGGCGAGCAAAACAAGCAAGCGATTTTACGTCCTGTTAAGAAATAATAAACATTGAAAAATATGTTATACCTCCGAGAGAATCTCAGTTTCAACGAAGCAAAAATGGTCGTTGAGTCTGATGACAAAGACGGTAAGAACTTATACATGTCCGGGATTTGCATCCAGGGCGGTATACGTAACGCTAACCAGCGTGTTTACCCTGTTAATGAGATTGGCAAGGCTGTTAAGACCCTTAACGATCAGATTCAGAACGGCTATTCAGTACTCGGGGAAGTGGATCATCCAGATGATCTAAAAATTAACCTGGACCGTGTGTCCCACATGATAGTTAATATGTGGATGGATGGTCCAAATGGTTACGGCAAACTTAAAATTTTGCCAACACCAATGGGGCAACTGATTAAAACTATGTTAGAGTCAGGAGTCAAATTGGGAGTCAGTTCACGCGGATCCGGTAACGTTAGCGATAACGGTACCGGTGAAGTATCAGATTTTGAGATCATCACAGTAGATATGGTGGCTCAACCTAGTGCTCCTGGAGCATACCCTACACCAATTTATGAACACCTGATGAATAATCGCGGTGGTTTTAATGCCTTACGTATAGCGCAAGAGGTCAAGGGCGATCCTAAAGCACAAAAATATCTCAAAGAGAGCTTATTGAATATAATAAGCAAACTCCAATAAAAGGAGAATCACAATGTTGGAAGCACTAAAATCGCTATTTGAGAACAACGTGATTTCTGAAGAGATCAAGCAATCTATTGAGGAAGCATTCGAAGCCCGCATCAGCGAAGCTAAAGAACAAGCTACCCAACAACTCCGCGAAGAGTTTGCACAAAAATACGAGCATGATAAAGCTGTTATGATTGAAGCTGTTGACAGAATGTTGTCAGATCAATTAGCATCAGAAATTATCGAATTCACTGAAGATCGTAAGCAACTTTCAGAAATGAAAGTTAAGTATGCAAAAAAGATGAAAGCTGACACAGCAGTTATGAAGGAATTCGTAACTCGTCAACTAGCATCTGAAGTAGCAGAATTACATGAAGATCAACAGGTAATGGCTAGTAAGTTTGGCAAGCTAGAGCAGTTTGTTATAGAATCCCTTGCTCAAGAAATTACAGAGTTTTACAAAGATAAGCAAGATTTAGCAGAAACTAAAGTACGCTTAGTTAGAGAAGGTCGCGAGCAAATCGCCAAGGTAAAACAACAGTTTGTACAACGTGCCGCTAAGATGGTTGAAGGTGTAGTAACACAGACATTAAGTTCTGAAATTACTTCATTGAAAGAAGACATCGAAGCCGCTCGCCGCGCAGACTTTGGCCGCAAGTTATTTGAAGCTTTTGCTTCTGAATATTCGGCTAGTTACCTAAATGAAAAATCAGAAACTGCAAAATTACTCAAGGTCATAGACATGAAAGAGTTAGCTGTAGCAGAGGCAGCGCAAGTTGCCGAAGAAGCAAAGGCTCTAGTAGAAAGTAAAGAAGCAGAGATTGCACGTTTGAAAGAAGGTGCAACACGTCAACAAATCATGAATCAATTACTTGCTCCGCTTAACAGCGAACAAAAAGAGATCATGGGCGAATTAATGGAGAGCGTAAAGACTTCAAAATTAAACGAAAGTTTTGAGAAGTACCTACCAGCGGTAATCGCAGGTAAAGCTCCGCAGAAGAAACAGGCACTAGTAGAGGCAAAAGAAGTTACAGGAAATAAAATTTCCAACAACCCACGTAGCAGCGAGGAAGGTCAAAATATAGTTGACATTCGTAGACTCGCAGGACTAAAAATTTAAGGAGAATTTAAATGTCAGAACTACTATCAGGACGTTGGGCAGAAACTAAAGAAGCCCTATTAGAAGGCTTACAAGGCACTAAAAAATCAGTAATGGGTGTAACCCTTGAAAATACTCGCAAGTATTTGCAAGAAAGCTCAACTGCTGGTGCTACTTCTGCTGGCAACGTTGCAACATTAAATCGCGTGATCCTTCCAGTGATCCGTCGCGTTATGCCAACCGTTATTGCTAACGAGTTAGTTGGTGTACAGCCAATGACTGGACCAGTTGGTCAAATCCACACACTAAGAGTTCGTTATGCTGACTCTGGTGAATTTGCAACAGGTACAGAAGCTCTAAGCCCATTCGCAATTGCTCAAGGCTATAGTGCAAACTCTTCTAGCTCTTCAGCTGGTGCCGCTTCGACAGCATCATTAGAAGGTCAAGCTGGTAAGCGTTTAAGCATTCAAATCTTGAAGCAAACAGTTGAAGCTAAGACACGTAAACTAAGTGCTCGTTGGACATTTGAGGCAGCTCAAGATGCACAAGCACAACAAGGTATCGATGTTGAAGCAGAAATTATGGCTGCTTTAGCACAAGAAATCACAGCTGAAATTGACCAAGAGATTCTAGCTAGCCTAGCATCTTTAGCTGGTTCAGCTACAGAAACATACGATCAAGCTGCCGTTAGCGGTACAGCTACATTCGTAGGTGACGAGCACGCCGCTCTTGCTGTTCAGATCAATCGCGTAAGCAACTTGATCGCTCAGCGTACACGTCGTGGTGCTGGTAACTACTGTGTTGTTAGTCCATTTGCTCTAACAATTCTTCAGTCTGCTACTACATCAGCTTTTGCTCGTACAACAGAAGGTACATTCGAAGCTCCAACAAACACCAAGTTCGTTGGTACATTGAACAGTGCAATGAAAGTTTATGTAAACAGCTATGCAACTGACTCAACAGCAGTGTTGATTGGTTACAAAGGTTCTAGCGAATCTGATGCTCCTGCATTCTACTGCCCATACATCCCATTGATGTCAAGCGGTGTTGTATTGGATCCATCAACATTCGAACCAGTAGTTAGCTTCATGACACGTTATGGATATGTTGAGTTGTCAAACACAGCATCATCTCTAGGTAACGCGGCTGACTACCTAGGTAAAGTTGATATTACTAGCGGTAACGTTAAGTTCAGCTAATCAACATACCGAAAGGTTTGTAAAAGATCAAAGGGCTCTTCGGAGCCCTTTTTCTATTAGAGCTAAATATATTATACGACTTACATAGGGTAAGTTTTATGTGGAAATCCAACCACGTACGGCCTAGAACGCCGTGTTTCTATAAGGAGAAAATAAAATGGGACGTCCTTTAAATAAAAAATTCTTTGGTAACCGCAACATCGGTTCCGCAAGCACAACTGCTGACGATCGTATCGGTGGTGAAGGTGTAGCAAGTGTTACATTAAACGCACTAGGTTCATACACAACTCGACCAACAGTTACATTTCCTGCACCTACACTACCAAACGGTGTTACAGCATTAGGTACAGTTACATCTGAAGTACTAAGTGCCGCTGTCAGTGGTACACAAACTCGTGCTTATCCAGTGGCCGCAGGTGCAATCGGATTTAGCACTGGTGGTTCAACATTTACAGCAACAGTAACCAGTGCCGCACTAACCACTGTAGTTCGTGCAAGTGCTACAACAATAGGTTTCGATGCCGCTAACGCAAACATTGCCGTAAGTGGTAACAGTATTCATATTACAGGCGCAAGTATTACAGGTACAATGACTATTGGTGGTGTAGCAATTGCCGCTGGTCAAATTTATTACACAGGCGCTCCAAGCACGACTACATCAGCAACACTATATGCTACCTATGCTGACGCAGTTTCTGCAACTAACCCATTGACTATTGTTGCTGGTACAGGCGTTGGTGGTGCAACATTCACATACGGTGTCACATACGGTGTAGTTACAGCATTAACTCCAGTTAACCGTGGTTCATACGAAACACTAGTTGCTAGTGGACCTGCTGTAAATGCAACATATGGTTCTGGTTTAACAATCACTCCAACATATCGTGCCAAATCAATTACCGTTACAGAACAAGGTTCTGGTTATACATCTGCTCCAGCAGGTAACACCCTAACATTTACTCAATCTGTAAC